ATGAACGTTGCGCAGACTGTCTTTGATGCCGTGGGCGGCAAGCGCTTCGCCGACATGGACATCGGCGGTAATTCGTGCCGCATTCCCGGTCCCGGTCATGGCAAGGATGACCGTAGCTTGTCCGTCAAGAACGACGCCGGCAACCCCGATGGCTTCGTTGTCAACTCGTTTGCCGATGACGACGCTACCGAATGCCGCGACTACGTGCGGCGCCTTGCTGGCCTGCCGGAGTGGAAGCCGACGCCGCGCGCTGAACGTCCCAATGACCCCCAGTTCGTCTACCGTGACGAGCACAGCCGGCCTTACCTGCGCGTGACCAAGGTTCACAAGGGCAGCGGCAAGGGCTTCTATCAGCATAGCTGGAACGGCAGGGAGTGGGTGAAGGGCGCGCAGCAGGTCCGAATCCCCTATCACCTTCCGGCCGTCATCGGCTCTGATACCGTCTACATCTGCGAAGGCGAGAAGGATGCCGACAACCTGATGGAACTCGGCCTCGTGGCCACCACCGCACCGGAAGGCGCTGGCAAGTGGCGATCAGAGCTAAACCACTGGTTCTCCGGCAAGCAGGTCATCATCCTCGCCGACAACGACAAGCCAGGGCGCGACCATGCCGAGCAAGTAGAGGGGGCCTTGCGGGGGATTGCCGCTTCCGTTCGATCGGTCCACTTCCCGATGCTGCCCGAGAAGGGCGACGTGTCCGACTATCTAGACACCGGCAAAGGCAAGGCCGACCTGCTGGCGCACATTGCCAGTCAGTCTGCGCAGCCCGAACCGAAGCGTTTGAGCGCACGCGAACTGATGAAGATGCACTTCCCGCCGAAGCGCGAAATCGTCAAGGGTATCATCCCCGCCGGCTGCATCATCCTTGTCGGCGCACCGAAGGTCGGCAAGTCATGGTTCGTGCTTCAGGCAGCCACAGCCGTGGCCTCTGGTAGCGATTTCCTCGGCGCACCGACCGAACAAGGCGACGTGCTCTATCTCGCGCTGGAAGACGGCTTCGCGCGCCTGCAATCGCGTCTGATGATGCAAGCGCAGGGATGCATTGACGAGATCCCGGAAGGCTTCGACCTCCAGACCGAAATCCCGCTCGCTGACAAGGGCGGGCTCGCAGCGATCGAGGAATGGCTTCAAGAGCACCCGAAAGCGTCGATGGTCATCGTGGACGTGTTGAAGATGTTCAGGGCCACGAGGAGCGCCAAGACGAACCCGTATGACCAAGACTATGCAGACATCCGTCCGCTGACCGCATTGGCGAACAAGTATAAGGTGGCCATCGTCGTCGTGCATCACACCAACAAGGGCTCTGCCAACGCAATCGATCCGTTCGACCGCGTGAGCGGCACTGGCGGCATCTCTGGCGCGGCTGATGGCACCCTCATTCTCGCTCCAGATGAAGCCGGCACCATCGGCCTCTATGGTCGCGGCCGTGACTTCATGGAATTCGACAAGGCCATCCAGCTACAGCCGGAGACATGCACGTGGACCGTGGATGCAGACGCGCCGGTTCGTGACCGGAACATGGGTGATGCTGCCAATGCCATCCTGCGGGCGCTGCGGGATGCTGACGAGCCTATGAGCCCGACCCTCATTGGGCAGGCAGCAGAACTAGACCGCGTGACCGTAAGCCAGAAGCTGGCCGCTCTGGAGAAGAAGGGCAGTGTGCGGAAGGCAGGACGTGGCCAATGGGAACTGGCTGACAAGAGCAAAGTAGTACCCACCTCTACTATCACTACTATCGCTACTATGGTCCGCAACGCCCATGCAGCCAACAGCCCTAGCATACCGTCAACTACTATCCCTACTAACGATAGTTTGGGTGAGGGGGATTGTGATGAAAGTAGCGAAAGTAGCGATAGTAGTGGGGGTGCTACTATCGGCGAGCTTGGCAACATGTACGCCCGCATGAAGGCAGGTGAAGCATGACCGCTTGGCCGTACGGTACACCACAGTGGCGCGGTCTCCGCGCTGCTAAGCTCTCGGTCCAGCCTCTCTGCGAAGCCTGCCTTCGCCGGGAGGTCGTGGAAGAGGCCAAGGTCGTTGACCACATCATTGCCATAGCCAAGGGCGGCGATCCTTTCCCGCCCCTGTCTGGTCTCATGTCGATGTGCGAGCCATGCCACAACACCAAGACGAACGCTGTTGACCATCCGAATGCATCGGGCTTCAGGCGCGCGCTGAAGGGCTTCGACGTCGACGGCAACCCGATCGATCCAGAGGGATGGGAAACGGGGGCCTTCGCAGGACGGCCGATCGACGGCCAGGAACCGGCGTGGGAGAGCAACAAAGACTTAGTTTTGAAATTGCCTAACCGGGAGGCCGAACGATGGGTCTAAGAGGACCAGGCGCAAAGCCGAAAAAGACCCGTAGCGCGGCCAACGATAACCTGCGCGAAGAGCTTCCGTGGGAGGCTGAGGGCCTTGATAGGCTGGAGCGTGTCGTCGCGTTCATGCAGGACATGCCGGTCACGCAGGGCAAGCTCGCCGGCACCAAGATGCAGTTGCGCCCTTGGCAGATTGAGCAGTTTCTCGAGCCGATCTTTTCGGAAGATGACGAGGGCAGGCGGCGCGTTCGCACGGCTGCACTCTCCATGGGCCGCAAGAACGGGAAAACCGGCATCTCCGCAGCACTGGCCCTCTGCTTCCTCGTGGGTCCAGAAGCCGAAGAGCGCGGCGAGATCTACTTCTGCGCAATGGACAAGGCGCAGGCGGCGAAGGCGTGGGCGGAATGCAAGGCTATGTTGGAAGCGCACCCGGAGCTTTCGCAGCGTGTGAATATCATCCGCTTCAGCAAGGAAATCGAGGTGCTGGAGGGGCAGGGTAAAGGCTCGGTCCTGAAGGCGCTTTCCGCCGACGCTGATAGCAAGCTCGGCCTCTCGCCCTCCTTCGTTCTCTGCGACGAAATCGGCTATTGGCCGAAGCGTGACCTGTTCGACGCGATGGACTCGGCCCTCGGCGCACGTGACGAGCCGCTGATCGTTGCCATCTCGACGCAGGCGAAGGACGACACGCATTTCTTCTCCGAGATGATCGACTACGGTCTCAAGATCAAGGATGGCGAGGTCGAGGACGAATCCTTCCATCTGGCCATGTTCGCGGCCGGCATGGATGATGATCCATGGGATCCGGCAACGTGGGAGAAGGCAAACCCCGCCCTCGGCGACTTCCTGTCCTATGAGCAGGTCGAGCGCATGGCCATGCAGGCGCAGCGCATCCCGTCGAAGGAAGCCGACTTCCGCAACAAGGTGCTGAACCAGCGGATTGACGGCACAGTGCGGTTTATCGCGGCCAGGGAGTGGAACGACTGCAATCTGGCGCCGATCGATGACAAGGAGCTCGAAGGGCGCGAATGCTTTGGGGCTCTGGATTTGTCGGCCGCCCGCGACCTTACAGCGTTCGTCCTCGTCTTCCCTGAAGAGGATGGCCGCTACACGGTCTTGCCGCGGTTCTTCCTGCCGGAGTTCGATATCGACGGTAAGAGCGACACTGACCGCGTTCCCTACAACGTATGGGCAAGGCAGGCAGACGCGCGCCTGACCCTGCTTCCCGGCAAGGTCATCGATCCCTGCCTCGTGGCTGAATACATCGCTGACGAGGCGGCCAGGTTCGATATCAAGGAGATCGCATTCGACCGCTGGCGGATTGAGGATCTGAAGCGCGAGCTTGAGAAGCTATCCGTCGAGTTGCCGCTAGTGCCGTTTGGGCAGGGCTACAAGGACATGAGCCCAGCCGTGGACGTTCTGGAGGTCACGGTCGCGCAGCAGAAGCTGAACCATGCTGGAAATCAGTTGATGCGCATGTGTGCTGCCAATGCCGTCGTGACGGTCGATCCAGCGGGGGCGCGCAAGCTGGATAAGAGTAAGGCCAGCGGACGTATAGATGGACTTGTCGCGCTCGCCATGGGGTTGCAAATTGCATCGCGGCACGAGCCGGAATCACTGCCAGCGTGCCTGCTGGCGGCATAATGACAGGAGATAGGAATGGCAGAAGTTTTCACCGCAGGGGTCCAATACAACGACTGGAAGGGCACCGCTGCGGCGGACGATGCGGACAACGTGTCAATACAGACGTTCTTTCGCGGAAAGGGAGTTCCCCAAGACGGCTTCGTCGTAGCGATACGGGCATATTATTTGTCGGTTAGCCCTGGCAACATCGGCGTTCGCGCTGTCTATGCCGATGGGGATGGCTTCGATAGCGTCAACGATCAAATCCAATCCACCGACAACCCCACATTCAAGGAACTGGACATCGATCTGACGCTCGCCGAGTTTTTCGGCTTGTTCAAGCGTTTCAACGTTGTGTTGCCTATGAAGGGGCTTGGTCTCGACGGTCGGAACTACGAGATCCAGAACGCGCGATAGTTGCTAGATCGCAACACCCTGCCGTCATCTGCTGGCGGCGGGGTGAGTTTTTTTGCGGAAAAGTGCCACTTTGTGCCTTCTCGGAGGGTGTATAGGTAGAGGGGTGCGAAACAATGAGACGCATTGAGACCTCCGAAGCATGCCTCAAACGCCTTCAGGTTGACTATATATGGGGAGAGCAATCATCTTTCCTCGGGGTACCACCTTGACGGGAACCCGAAACTATGGAAATTACAGGATGCGGGTTCACCATCCGTAGCGGCTACCAACCGCACGCATACCACCACATTTGAGGAGACGAAGGAATGGAACGGTTTCTAACCGGCCGACTTCGCTCGGCCTCAAACAAGGACTTGTGGCATGCGAGAACAGATCGAAACTCTCATCGAACAATTGATTGACCTGCTGGACCGCCTTGATGGCGACCCAGACATTGAGCTCGATCTTGCTGAAGATGGCATCGCCGATCTTGCCGGCCTCATGGAGCAAACGGATGCGTTTTCCGGGGCTGTGCTCGCATGAAGCCCGCTGTTGTTCGCGAAATCAAGCAACTGGCCGCTGAGGCTGGGGCGATTGATTGGATGCTTGTCCGTGAGGGCAAGCACCTGATTGTCGATTTCCGTTTTCCTGATCGCATCATTCGCCAGGTCGTTGCCGCTACGCCGTCGGGGCCTTCTGGTCGCCGTAACGAGGCTGCATGGCTTAGGCGACAAGCCAAGGCCCAAGTTTTTTCGCATACCACATCTTGACGCTCGCTGGCGTTTCCCGGTTATTAGACTATATATAGATATGCGGAATGGAGGCGATCACATTTTTTTGGAAAAGTCAAGCACTTTCCATAAAAAAGACAAGATCGTTTGTTACAATTCCAAAATAAGCCGAACCGCGATTCGGCAATGGGTAGGCCGCCGGCAAAGAACCGGCAACGGGGAACGCGCAGAAGCGCAAGATGAGGGAAGCGCCTAATTGGCTGCTACCAAGGGGAATACAATCTGAAAGTTTTAGCCTGGCAGCGCTCGCTGACCGGGCTTTTCGCGTTTCCGTAGCAATGCGGAAAACTCGCAGGTCGACCTGCGAAAACCAACGGGGACGGCACACGCCTAGGAAACGACACCGGCCCCATCCTCAACTGTCCATAGGAGACACACTTTGAACGTACATCACTTGAATGAACAGCGCGCCGGGAAAATTGCAGAGATGAAGGCTGCTGTCAACAACGCCGAAGCCTTCGACAGGCTTGAAGCTGAAGTCCGCGCACTCGACAAGGATATCAAGCGTGCCGCAACGCTCGCCGAGTTCGAGCGCCAGGCTGACGCAGAACCGGACGCTTCCCAGGTACGCGAACTGCGCAGCTACTCGGTTGCCAAGGCCATCCGCGAGGCCGCTGCCGGCGCGCTGACGGGCGTCGAGCGCGAACAGCATGACGAGCTTAGCAAGGGCCGCGAGGCGCGTGGTGTCATGGTCCCGACTTCCATGATCCTCGAGAACCGCGCCATGACGGTAGGCGGTTCGGCCGGCAACACGGTCGCAACCAATCTCGGCGGCCTGATCGATCGCCTTCGTCCGACTCTGGCAGTGCAGGGCATGGGCGCAACGGTCATCTCTGGCCTGACCGGCAACTTCGACCTTCCTCGCCTGACCTCTGGTCCTACTTCCTCGTGGGTAGCCGAAGACGGCGCGTCGACGGCCTCTGACGCGACCTTCGACAAGGTGGCTATGTCGCCGAAGACTGTTACCGGCGAAATGTACCTGTCCCGCCGCCTGACGCTTCAGAACAGCGTTGCGATCGAAGATCTGCTTCGCCGTGACCTCGGCTTCGTACTGGCGCAGGCGCTGGACGCTGCGGCGATCAAGGGCAACGGTTCGGCCAACGAGCCCGACGGCATCATGGCGGTCATCTCCGAAGATGGCACGACTTCGACCGATATCACCGATATCGCAGCCGATCTGATTGCGGCGCTTGAGATCGACGACGTGATGGGTACGGGCGCGTTCCTGACCAACCCGAAGCTCATGGCGCTTGTCCGCAAGCTGAAGGACACGACCGACCGCAACATCCCGGCTTCGGAGATCTTCCACCAGAAGTCCGTCACCACGACCACGCAGGTGAAGACGATCACCGGCACTCCCAACAAGGAGCCGCTGATCTATGGTCACTGGAACGATCTGGTCATCGGCTACTGGTCTGGCGTCGATATCCTCGCAAACCCGTACAGCGACGCATCCAAGGGCGGTCTCCGACTGCATGCGTTTTTGGATGCCGACGTTGCGGTCAGGCATGCTGAAAGCTTCGCCTGGAAGGGTATCTAATGTCAGCAGTCGACCTCGCTGACGCCAAGGCGCATCTCCGCATCAACTTTGCTGCGGATGACGCGTACATCACTGGGCTGATCGGGGCGGCTGAGGACTACGTGGAATCGGTGGGGGTGGCATTCGCCACTCCCATTCAACCCGCCGTCCGTCATGCCGTGCTGCTGATCGTTTCCCACTTCTACAACAACCGCGAAGCCGTCACCACGGCGGGCATTGCTGCCATGCCGTTCGGCGTGAACGCATTGCTTCAGCCCTTCCGGGAGCAAAGCCTATGACCATTGAGAAGCGTATCGCGACGGAAATTCGCGCAGAGGGCCGCAAGCTGACCGGCTATGCGGCGACCTTCAACACCGAAACCCGGATCCTCGATTTCCATGAGAAGATCGCGCCAGGCGCCTTCGCTGCTTCCCTGCGCTCCAATCCCGACATTCTCGCCCTCGTGGATCACGATCCTTCGCGTGTTCTGGCGAGGACCAAGAGCGGCACCCTGCGCCTCTCTGAGGATGAACGTGGCCTGAAGTTCGAACTGGACGTTCCGGACACAAGCGCCGGCCGTGACGTGCTGGCATTGGCCGCGAGGGGCGATCTGGGCGGTATGAGCTTCGGCTTCACGGTCCCGGATGGCGGCGACAGTTGGGCCGGAGACAAGCGCGAACTGCGCAACGTCGTCCTGCATGAGATCAGTGTGGTCCAGTCCTTCCCGGCCTACGGCGGCACCAGCGTGCAGGCTCGCTCTCGCCAGCAACGGACGGATGCTGATCGTCGCATTGCTCTGCTGGAACTGGAGGGCGTTCGCTAATGTGGCCCTTTTCGAAGCAAGAGAAGCGGATCGCGACCAGCGATCCTTTCCTCGGCGAGTTCCTTGGAGCGCGCTGGCAGGGGCGAGCTGATATCGAGAAGGCGAGCGGCCATGCAGTCGCCCATCGCTGCATCTCTGTCATCGCCGAAAACCTCGCATCGGTCCCGTTGAAGGTCTATCGCAAGACGGCAGATGGCGGCCGGGAAGCCGCTACCGATCATCCGCTCTATGCGGTCCTGCATGACCAGGCTTCAGCAACCCTGACCGCCTTCGAGGCGCGGGAATGGCTGCTGGCATCGGCGCTGACCTACGGCAACGGCTACGCCAAGATCGAGCGAAACGGGCGCGGCCAGGTCACCGGCCTTTCCCCTCTCGTGGCTGGCTCTGTCACGGTCGAGAAGCTGACCACTGGCAGGCTGCGGTACAAATACGCAAAGTCTGATGGTGGCACGGAAACGCTTCTGCAGGATGATGTGCTGCACGTTCGATATCGGACCAAGGACGGCATTCTGGGCATGTCGCCGATCCAGATCGCTAGTGCAGCGTTCGGCCTTGCTCTGGCGCAACAGGACCAAGCAGGGGCGGCTGCTGAAAACGCCTTCCGTCCTGCGGGCGCGCTTGTGTTCCCCGACAAGCTGGCGGCCGGCACCGGTCCAGGCAGCAAAGAGAACGTCATCACCAAGTTCAAGGAAAGGTTCCTCGGCCAGTTGAAGGCCAACGAGGTCATGGTCTTGGACGGTGGGGCGAAGTTCGAGACGTTCCAGTTTTCGAGCAAGGATTCGGAATTTCTCGAGAGCCGGAAGCTGAGCAACCTTGATATCTGCCGGGTGTACGGCGTCCCGCCGTCGGTCGCAGGCATCACCGATGATGCGACCTACAGCAACATCGGCGAGGAGAGCCGCGCGCTAGTCATGCGGTGCCTGGCACCATGGGCCAAGCGTGTCGAGATGGCCATGACGATCCAGTTGCTTTCGCCGGAGGCGCGCAAGACGCTCTTTATTGAGCATGACCTGGCGGGCCTCATGCGCGGCGATCTAACGGCCAGATATTCGGCCTACAGGATCGGGCGTGAAGGTGGCTGGCTCAACGTCAACACCATCCGTGGCTTCGAGAACCTCTCGAACATCGGGCCGGATGGCGAAACCTACGTTCAGCCGCTCAACATGGGGCTGGTCGGCGCCAACGATAACCGCGCCAAGGTCGAGGACCAACAATGACCGGCGCGGGCGATCTTCGTGAGGTCATCGACATGCAGCGGCGTGCTTACGAGGACGACGGATACGGGAACGGCGGATACACTGGCCCGTTTGAAACCCAGTGGTCAGCGCCGGCCCGCATCCAGATCCTTCGCGGCACCGAGACGGTCATGGCTGGCCGCCTCGCCGGGAAGCAGACGCTCTCAATCACAGCGAGGTGGCGGCCGGAATTCGCCACCATCGACTCCACTTGGCGCGCCGTAAATGGCCGCACAGGCGAAGAATACAACATTCGATCCATAGAGCCCGACGAGCGCAAGAGCTTCGTCAACGTGCTGGTAGAGACAGGAGTAGCAACATGAAAATCGACCTTATGGGAATCAACCTGCAACGAAACCTCGGCTGGAACCGGCACCTGACTATCATGTGCTTCGCCGACATTGGCCTCGATGACATCGAGACCACTTTACGCGCGGTCGCGTTGGCTCGGCACAACGGCGAAATCATCGTGCTCCCTCCCAAGGTGCCTGGCGCAAAGCTCGGTGACCTTGGCGGCATTCAGTGGAATACACGAGGCAAGTTTGCCCAGGCCATCCGCGACGTCATTCTTGCTGGCTACGAGAAGATGGGGGGCGAAATGCCGCCGGAGCCGACCGTGAAACAGCAGACTGGCATCAATGCGGCCCGTCGGTTCGTTGAGAAGGCAAAGCCTGCCGTCCGTCGCGATCACGTCACCGGCAAGCGCATCGGAGAAGACCCGTTCGATGCGAAGGATGCGCCGATCGAGCGCCGCGTTGTCCCCGCCGTCTTCAGTGTCCACGAGGCAGCGAACGACAACGACGTGTCGGGTGTTCTGCGCACCCTCGGCATCGAGGTAGAGGAGGCCGAACGTGCCTGCGGTTGATTTCGCCCCTCGTGGTCTCCGCCGCGCTGACGCCGCCCGTTATCTCGGGATCAGTCCGACGCTGTTCGATGTGAAGCGGAAGGAGGGAGCAATCCCTCCACCGCGTGACATGTTCGGCGTGATGATCTGGGACCGCCAGGATCTGGATTCACTTTTCGCCAAGCCAACTTATACTGCGGCCAACGACAACGCTTCCAACTATTGGGATAAGGTGTGCGGCTTCGAAAACCCAAGTACGTGAACGTCTATCAGGACCGTCACGACAAACAGCGTATCTACTACAGAGAGCCGGGAAAGCCGCAGGTGGCTTTGCCTGGCCCTTTGTATTCCGAAGAGTTCTGGATCGCGTACCACAAGGCCAAGGCGGCTGAACCGGTATCGGCAGGGAAGCCGCCGGCGGCCGGATCAATGGGCGCTGCGATACAGGGATACTACAAGTCAGCCGAGTTCGCCCAGTTGGCAGACTCTAGCAAGCAGGTCTATCGGCGCATTCTTGACGCCTTCGCCAAAGAGCATGGTCATGCTCCGATCGCGGGGCTTCAGACCAAGCACATCAACGTGCTGATCGACGCGAAAGCCGAAACGCCGGCGGCTGCGAACATTCTTCGCAAGAGGCTGTCATCGGTTTTCGAGTATGCCAAGAGCATCGACATGATCCAGGTGAACCCTGCGAAGGAGGCAAAGCGGATCAAGACGAAGTCTAAGGGCTATCGCACGTGGACGGAGACGGATATCGCGGCCTATCGCGAGAAGTGGGGCGAGGGGACGCCGGAGCGCATCGCCATGGAAGTCCTGCTACACACTGGCCTTCGCAGGTCCGATGCGGTTCGCCTCGGCTGGCAGCACCTTGTTGACGATACCTTCGTGATCAGCACGAAGAAGTCGCAAGAGATCGTGGATCTCCATATCCCGCTCCATCGCGACCTCGCATTCCTGCTGGATCTGCCACGAGGGAAAGATACGTTCATTTCCACGGTCTACGGCTCTGCCAGGTCGGAGAAGTCATTCACCAACTGGCTGCGCGAAGCTGCGCACAAAGCCGGCCTGCCGTCGAATTCTTCGCCTCATGGCCTTCGCAAGGCAGCCTGCCGGCGTCTAGCGGAATCCGGATGCACTGCCCTTGAGATCATGTCGATCACAGGTCACCGCGATATCAAGGAGATCGAGAGGTACACGAAAGCAGCGGAAATGAAGCGATTGAGCCGTGCCGCTATGGCGAAATCAGAGCAATCGTTTATCATCAAATTGCCTAACCCCACAGATGGGTTAGTGGAATCCTAG